ATATGAATATAGATTTGACAAGTGAGATTAAAAGAGAAGTAGGTACTATGTTGGAGGATGTTCTTCAATATGGAGAGGGTGGAGACTATAGAGCTTCTATCAGAGAAGCAAAAGACTTAGAAGAATTAAAAACTATACTATCTAGTATGGTTGATGCACTTTTAGATATAAGGAGATACTAATATGAGTTACGAAGACTTAGCAAATATAAATAGAGTGATAGAGTTTATTCATGAGAATAAAAACAATGGATTACAAGAGTCTGGAAGACTTGATAAGTTTAATCTTGCAGAGACTTTAATTTTATTAGAACTTGTAAGAGAAGAAATTATAGATAATATAAATACACCACACAGGAGATGTCAATGAGTTACAAACTATTAAGTTTTAGCAATCCAAAGATACAGAAAAGTAATAAAGTATTTAGTAATTATCTAAGTGCTATATTACATTTACATCCAATCAGTACCAAGATTTGTCCTTATCAGGACATTGCTGGGTGCAAGGAAGCCTGTCTAAATACAGCAGGTAGAGGTGGCATTATGAAGAAGGGTGAAACCACTAATGTCATACAAGAAGCTAGAAAGCGTAAGACTAAATTGTATTTGGAGGATAGAGATACCTTCATGTCTTACCTGATTACAGACATTACAAAGTTTGTAAGATACTGTGAAAAGAAAGATAAGCTTCCTTGCCTACGACTGAATGGTACTAGTGATATACAATGGGAGACTATTAAGATAGATGGACAGCATATCTTTGATATGTTTCCTGATGTACAGTTTTATGATTACACTAAGATTCCTACTAGGAAAGTAAAGCATATACCAAACTATCACTTGACATGGAGCTACAGTAATGCTAATATGGGGTACGCTAACTGGTTCGACAAGTTAGCTTATAACATAGCTGTAGTATTTAGTGGTGATATGCCTATCTATTTTAAAGGTAGAGAGGTAGTTAATGGAGACGAAACAGACATGAGGTTCTTTGATAAACCTAATGTTGTTGTCGGTCTCAAAGCAAAAGGTAAAGCAAGACAAGATATGTCGGGCTTTGTAGTTCATACAGCATAAGGAGATAGAATGAATATAACTAATAATGAATTAGCTAAAGTGCTTAGAGATAAGCTTGAACAAGACGGAGTATCTAAAGAGTTTTTAGATGAGAAGTTTATAATAGATTTTGAGGAGGGAGATGATGATAATATATGAAGGGATAACTAAAGAGATAGAAGATATTAAAGATGCAGTAGCTAGACAAGAGAAGGTACTGTATGAGATACTAGAAGTATTAACACAGAAGGAGGTAGATGATGAGTAAAGAACAATATGTAAATGTACTAGATATAAAATTCTATGTATGTGATGAGGACGGGAACGAAGTTTTAAACAAAGACGGAACTATCAAGGAATTTGATTTCAAGGGTAGATTAAAAGGTCTTGAATATCTTTGTGAAGATATGACTGTTGAGGACTTAGAGGAGATAACATGAAGATAACAGCATGGAACATAGGTATTGTTTGGGAAGATGGTACTGAAGAAAATATAGGAGACATACCTGATTGGGTAGCTAATAGGGTTGATGAGTTTCTTAATGAGTTAGAGGAGGAAGATGATGAGTAACATACACACCGAACAAACATTAGAACAAATACATGAGCAGGTCTTAGAAGATGACGCTAAGCTTTTGTTAACAGAAGAAATAGATGAGATTTGTTATCTGTATAACTTACATCCTGATGATGATAGAGATGAGATACTAGGCTTTATAGCTGAGAGTATTTATTATAACCAACATAACTAAGAAGAAAATATGAACGAAACAAGTTTTAAAAAATTAACAAAAGACGAGTATAGATTATTCGTTGATTGGATTAATCAGCACGGTCAAGAATTATATAAAAATAAAATAGCATACGAAACAAGGTGGAACGAAAAGGATTTCTTTTTCGTAAAACTTTGTGATGAAAGTAGTTATACATTAGATAAAATAATGCTTGACATTGATGAGAAGATAGGGTATAATAGCCCCAGTTAAACAGCCAACAAAGGAGAAATTATATGGCAGTATTAGAAGGAAAAGCTTATTGGGCTTCGGTAACAACACCAAACACTACGTTTGAGCCTGTGTATACAGTGGATGTAGTAGTAGAGGATGAAGTTGCTAACAACTTTGAAGCAAGAGGCTTTAAAGTAAAAGACTTATCCATTAAGGATGAGAACGGTGGTCAAACATCTGTAGGTAGAGCGTTAACAATAAAGAGAAAAGTAAACGGAGCAAATGGCATGGTCAGAACTGCACCTAAACTTTTTGATAAAGAGAAGAACACTCTCGACTCCGTAGTCGGTAATGGTTCTCATGTTAAAGTTCAATACAACGAGTGGGAAGTTGATAATAAATATGGTAGCTTTAAAGGTTTGGACTTCCAAGCTATGCAGGTTATTGATTTAGTAGCACTTAAAACTCAAGACGGTTCTGAACTTAATCCGTTTGGTGATGGTGAGGAATTTTAGTATGATTATTACTATTAAAAATGATGATGGTGTAACGTCTTATGATGTTACTAAGATTGAAGATGACAGTATGAGAGCCAACGCTAATGTTACAATTAGTAAAGTCTCTCAGCTTGAGGTCATCACAGAAGCTTTAAACTTTGCTAGTGCTACTCACAGGGGGAATCTTGAAACCCTCTTGAAGGATGCTCCTGAAGCAGTGGTCGAGTCTGAAGAAGAAACAGTTGATGAGGATGCTTCTACCGAAGAATCGTAATTAACTTTTCGTATCTCCAACTAAAGCCACTCTCGAAACAGGGTGGCTTTTCTATTTTACAAGAGGGTAAACATGAAAGAACAAAGTAAATTTATAAAATACCACGTGCCTTGTCACGACTGTGGTAGCAAAGATGCAGTATCAGTAAACGCTGATGGCTCTGCAAAATGTTTTAGCTGTGACAAATTCTATTCTAACTATGAGGGAAACGTAACATCAATGGAAAAATATATACAACAACAACCAACACCTACACCTGTCAAGCAACTCAATGCACATGGTGGTGTGTTTGCTAAACTAACCGACAGAAATATCTGTAAAGAAACAGCAGAAAAGTATGGAGTTAAAGTTGTATACGATTCGTCTGGTCAATTAGCCCAGCATCACTATCCTTTTTATATAAACAATGAGCATTGTGCTACAAAGATTAGATACATAAGAGATAAAAACTTTAAGTTTGAGGGTAGCTTACAAGACACAGGGTTGTTTGGGCAGAACTTATTTAAAGAAGGTGGTAAATATCTTACGATTGTAGAGGGTGAGTGTGATGCTATGGCAGGGTACGAATTACTAGGCAGTAAGTGGGCAGTAGTTTCTATCAAACGTGGTGCAGCTTCAGCTGTCAAAGACGTTAAAGAAAGCCTAGAGTATGTAGAAAGTTTTGACAATGTTGTTATCTGTTTTGACAATGACAAGGCAGGTATAAAAGCTTCTCAAGAAGTTGCGAGTATTATCAAGCCCGGAAAAGCAAAGATTGTTACGCTTCCTAATGGCTACAAAGACCCTAACGAGATGCTCAACAAGGGTAAGCATCAAGACTTTACAAGGTCTTGGTGGGATGCTCAAGTCTATACACCAACAGGTATCATCAGGGTATCAGAGAAACAAAAAGACTTCCTTAATAGAGAGCGTAAGCAAAGTGTATCCTATCCTTGGGAAGGTCTAAACAAAAAGCTTTTAGGTCTCAGAGCAGGTGAGCTTGTAACCCTAACAGGAGGCACAGGTTTAGGTAAGTCTAGTATCACAAGAGAGCTAGAGCATTGGCTTATCAATCAGACAGAAGACAACGTGGGTATCATAGCCTTGGAAGAAGACTGGAAACGTACAGTTGACGGCATACTTTCTATCGAAGCTAACGATAAACTATTTATTGATAGTGTTCGTGACGAGTATGGTGAAGCTAAACTAACAAATATGTTTGATAAAGTATTCAGCAATGATAGGGTATTTATTCATGCTCACTTCGGGGCTAACGACATTGATGCTATCTTTGCAAAGCTTAGATATCTTATCGTTGGTTGTGATTGTAAGTGGGTAGTTGTTGACCATCTACATATGCTTGTTAGTTCTATGCTTGATGGTGATGAACGTAAGGCTATTGACAGTATCATGCACAGACTTCGTAGTATGGTAGAAGAAACAGGTGCTGGTATAATTCTCGTCTCTCACTTACGTAGAATCGAGGGTAACAAAGGGCATGAGAATGGTGTTAGTGTAAGTCTATCACATCTTCGTGGCTCTAATAGTATTGCTCAGTTATCAGATTGTGTAATAGCTTTAGAAAGAAACCAACAATCAGAAGATGATTTAGAATCAAGAACAACAAGACTTCGTATCCTTAAGTCAAGGTATACAGGAGATGTAGGTATGGCTTGTTCCTTGGTGTACGATAAAGAAACAGGTAGACTTGCTGAGTATGAGGACTTAGAAATCTTAAACTCTAAAGCAGAAGACATCATACCATTTTAAAGGAGAACATATGCAGTTAGTATTTGACATAGAAACAGACGGACTAGACCCTTCAGTTATATGGTGTCTCGTAGCACAAGATGAGCATGGTAAGTTTCATCACTTCTACGAAGACACCTTACAGGAAGGTATCAAGTTCTTACAGAAAGCAGACAGGCTTATAGGACATAACATCTTAGGGTATGACATACCTGTAATTAAGAAACTTACTGGTATAGATTTATATCAATCAGATAAAATTATAGACACACTTGTTTTATCTAGGCTACTAAACCCTACAAGAGAGGGTGGACACAGCATAGGTAAGTGGGGTCCAAAACTAGGACTACCTAAGAAGGATTCTCCTGAGTGGTCTACGTTTACAAAGGAGATGTTATCCTATTGTGAAAGAGATGTAGATATAAATTATAAATTATTTAATTATTTGAAAAAAGAATCTTTAGGATTTTCAAAAGAATGTATAAAGTTAGAACACAAAGTTACACATATACTTGAACAACAAAAGAGAAACGGGTTTTTATTTAATGATGAGGAAGCAATGTTCTTAGCGTCCGAACTTAGCTTTAAGCTACAGGAAACAGAGAACAAAGTGCATGAAACATTCAAGCCTATATGGGTTGATGACAAAATGATTAAACCTAAACTAAAAAAAGATGGTAAACTTTCCAAACAGGGATTGACAGAACAGGAGTACTCTGATATAATAGATGGTACGCTTGAAAGAAAACCTTTCATGAGGAAGACACTCCAAGAATTTAACCTAGGTTCTAGAAAACAAATAGGACAAAGGTTACAGGAGTTAGGTTGGAAGCCTAATAACTTTACACCTACTGGTCAAGCTATTGTAGATGAGAATACACTCAAGAAAATTACTCACATAAAAGAAGCACAGCTTATAGCAGACTTTCTTTTGTATCAGAAAAGATTAGCACAGGTTCATTCGTGGATAGATGCAGTCAAAGATGATGGTAGAGTACATGGCTCAGTAATATGTACTGGTGCTATCACGGGTCGTATGGCTCACAGAGGTCCAAACATGGCACAAGTACCAGCTGTTTACAGCCCGTATGGTAAAGAATGTAGGTCATGTTGGATTGTACCAAAAGGTTACAAGCTTGTAGGTATAGATGCAAGTGGATTGGAACTTAGATTGTTAGCACACTATATGGCTGACGAGGATTACATAAATGAAATTATCAACGGAGACATTCACACAGCTAACCAACAGTTTGCTGGACTTAAATCAAGAGATGAGGCAAAAACTTTCATCTATGCACTCATTTACGGGGCAGGAGATGAAAAAATTGGAAGCATCATTAAAGGAAATAGAGCAGACGGTAAGCGATTGCGAGAACGGTTTCTTACTGGTCTACCAACACTTAGAACTCTTAAGGAACGAGTTGACAGAGCTGCAGAGAAGGGCTATCTCAAGGGGTTAGACGGACGTAAGATTCTTTTAAGGCACAAACATGCAGCTCTTAATACTTTATTACAAGGCGGTGGTGCGATAGCCATGAAGAAAGCTTTAGTTATTCTAGAAGATAACATAAGGCTTAATAGTTTAGATGCAAAGTTCGTAGCTAACATACATGATGAGTGGCAGATACAGGTGATAGAAACACAGGCAGAGTTTGTAGGTAAACTCGGAGTAGAGGCATTAGAAAAAGCAGGAGACCACTATAAAATGAGGTGTCCTTTAACAGGTGAATATAAAATAGGAGACAGTTGGTATGAAACCCATTAAAGATAGTAGTCGTAAGGGAGATTTCGCAGAGTATTATGCCGTGACATGGTTGTGGGATAATGGGTATGAGGTATTTCAAAACGCAGGTTGTTCAGGACCAGTTGATTTGATTGCTGTTAAAGATAATAAAACAACTTTAATAGATGTAAAAACTTTATATGCAAGAAGCAACAGAGAGTCAGACTGGGAGGCAGGTGTAAACTTATCACCTTCAAGTTTAAGAACACCAAAACAAATAAAAATGGGGGTTCAATTGTTAGGATTCAACCCTCGTACAAGAGAATTAAAATTCGTGGAGCACCCTAAATGAAACCGATAAAAGAAGACAGAAAAAAGTTTGACATTGACTTAGCTTATGGTACAATAAGAGAAGAAAAAATAGCAGACATGATGACCAATAAAAAGATAGAAGTTAAATCTGAAAAAGATTTATGGCAGAAGACAGGAAACATATGTATAGAGTATGAGTCCTATGGTAAACCTTCAGGTATCAGGGCAACTGAATCTGACTACTGGTTTCATAACCTATGTGTCGGTGACAATGAATTCTGTACTCTTGTTTTTAAAACAGATGTTCTCAAAACAATCGTGGATAAACTAGATACATTTAAAACTGTGTCGGGTGGAGACAGTAACGCAAGTAAAATGTTTTTGGTAAACTTACAGAAGCTATTTTCAACAGACATAATTAAAGCATTTAAGGAGACAGAAGATGAAAGAAAAGAAATTAAGTGATGTAGTCCCTGATATCTATGCAGTATTAGATTCCTTAACGGAAGGAAACGAATTAGATATTTCAGAAGAAACATACGAGCAGTTTGGTAAAGAGATGTCTGATGCTCTTAGACACTGGGCTACTCCACAAGACAGAAGCTCTAAGGAAACTCTTAGGATGTCTAACATAGGTAAGCCTGAAAGAAGACTGTGGTTTGATGCACATACTAAGTCGGACTCAACAGAAAAGCTAACACCTAACACACAGATTAAATTCTTGTATGGACATTTACTTGAGGTGTTGGTTTTGTTCTTTGTTAAATTATCTGGACACAACATAACCTCTATGCAAAAAGAAATTACAGTCAATGGTATTAAAGGACACATGGATTGTAAGATTGACGGGCAGGTTGTTGATGTTAAGACAGCCTCGGGTTATGCCTTTAAGAAATTTAGAGACGGAACTCTAGGTGAAGATGACCCATTCGGATACCTTGCTCAGTTAGCTGGGTATGAAGAAGCAGAAGGAACAAACGAAGGGGGCTTCTTAGTTATGAATAAAGAAACAGGAGAGCTTTGTACTTACATACCTGATGATATGGAGAAACCTAACATAGTATCTAGGATAGATAACGTAAAAGAACTGATAGTAAAAGATACTCCTCCTGATTTTTGTTATGATGATGTAGCTGAAGGGGTGTCAGGTAACATGAAACTATCTAAAGGATGTGGGTGGTGTCCCCATAAAATAGAATGCCATAAAGACGCTAACGATGGGCAGGGGTTAAAAGCCTATAGCTATGCTAAAGGTCCTATATACTTTACAAAGATTGTCAAACAACCTAAGGTTGAGGAAATAAAAATATGAGTGGAAAGAAATCAAAGCAAATAAGAAAGATGTCTGTAGAGTTTGTAGTAACATGGCTAAAGTCTATGCTTGTTGAAGAAGAACAAAAGAAAGTTAATGTTAAAAACTATGAACAGTACCTTCCTGAAGAGAAACATTTCTATGCTAATAATAAACTTATGGTATCGTCTTATACCCCTAGATGGTTTGCTAGTCTGATTAAGAAAGTAGCTAAGAAAAAAGAACTTAAAGATATTACTTACTCGGACGTTAGCTAATGGTTGGATTCAGAAAGCCTCGTAAGGTACGTCCTAAAGAAAAGGATGTGCCTAAAGGGTATGACTCTAAGTGGGAGCACACGTTACACACAACGATATTACAAAAGTGGGAACATCATACAAACAAAGTTCCTTACATAGTTGAGCATAAATATGAGCCTGACTTTGTTAAAAAGATAAACGGTAAAGAATATTTACTTGAAGCAAAGGGAAGATTTTGGGACTACCAAGAATACAATAAATATATTTGGGTAAGGAAAGCTTTAAAGCCTAACCAAGAGTTAGTGTTTTTATTCTTGAGTCCTTTTGCACCTATGCCACAGGCAAAAAGAAGAAAGAACGGAACTAAAAGAAGTCATGCTGAGTGGGCAGAGACAAATAATTTTACATGGTATAGTGAAAATACTTTACCTGATAACTGGAGAGAAGATGAACTATAAATTTAATGAAGGTCAAACATTAAAACAAATAAAAAGATATGTTGATAGCACTTATGACCAACACTATGCTTATGGTGAGTACCAAGCAACTGATATTATATTTGATAATGGACATGGTGAGGGTTTTTGCATGGGTAATATTATAAAGTATGCTATGAGGTACGGTAAAAAAGAAGGATACAATGAAAAAGACTTGCTAAAGATTATACACTATGCTATAATGGCTTTACATTTACAGGACATAGAAAATGATTGAAGATAAAATAGGAACTAAGCCTTACTTAGGAATTGAAATAGACTACGATAAAGAAAAAACATTTGATAAGTTTAGTTTAGACACATTAAAAGATAGATATTTTTGGGAGAATGAAACACATGCACAAGAAGCATTCGCAAGAGCCTCAGTTTACGGAGCAACCTTCAAGGGTGACACGGATTTTGAATTGGCTCAGAGACTTTATAACTACAGTTCCTCTCGTTGGTTCATGTTTAGCACTCCTATACTTAGTAACGGGGGTACAACTCGTGGGCTTCCTATCAGCTGTTTCCTCAATTATGTTCCTGACAGCAGGGGTGGTTTATCTGCTCACTATGATGAGAACATATGGTTGGCTAGTTCAGGTGGAGGCATCGGTGGATATTGGGGCGATATTAGGAGCAATGGTGTTTCAACTACTCATGGGAGTCGTTCTACTGGAAGCATTCCTTTCATGCATGTCGTAGATTCTCAGATGTTC